ACGTTGTGGTCGCATCCCAAAGCGCATCAATGGTGGATGAAGCAATATATGCCCTTGTCTCCTGTAACAACGCAGCCGCCTGCAAAGCCGCTGTGTCTGTACCGGCCTTTGCGGTTGCCGCCGCATTTGCCTGAACCGCCGCATTGGCTTCCGATACAGCCGCCGCATCCTTGCTGTCCTCTGCATCGTCCGCATACCCTGCAGCCTGTTCCGCATAATACTTGGCGGAATACTTTCCACCGGAGACGGGTACATCTTCCTTGTTCGCCCAGTTCTCTGCTAATACGGCGCTTACCGCAGCCGCATCCTTGCTTACACCTGCCGCCGTAGCGGAATTGGAAGCGTTTGTTGCGAAAACAGCCGCATCCGACTTGCTGGTTTCTGCCGCCTCTGCGTATGCGATTGTCTGCAGCGCATAGTGTTTTGCGGAGTATTCGCCACCGGCTACCGTTCCGTCTGTCTTGGTAGCCCACTGTTTTGCCAGCTCCACACTGTCTGCAGCAGCCCGTTCCGATGCCGCCGCATTGGCTTCCGCTTGCAGAATCAGCGCAAGGTATTGCCCTTCCGTTCCGGGAGTCGGTTCGTCCGGCAACTCGCCAGGAACAAGGCCGCTCTTCAGAATCCTGATCTCCAGCGGATGCGTGGTAATGATTTGGTTGCTGTCGTTCGCCAGGTTGTTGCCGAACGCGCTGACCTCGAATGTGCCTTCGTCCACCAGTATTTCCCACGGGATTTTGCACATGCCGTTCTCGTCCAGTGCCATACTGAAGAACAGTTCTCCGCGCTTAAATTGTGCAACCTTGCCAACATCGTCCCAGTCGTCGGAAAAGATGAACTGCGCCCACAGGTAATCCTGCGAGTCTGCGACTATCTTGTCCCTTGTGACCAGCGTCATAATCTGATGCTGGACTTTAAATTTAATTATGTTCACGCGTAACACCCCCAATAAAAACGGCGTTCCTATCTGTAATTTATATAGTATGGAATCTCGTAGTATTTATTATGGTCGTGTTCATAATCGTGCGTCGCACCGTTTTCTATCTGAACACACCACGGAAACCTATCATAACCGACGTCCGACCTCATTGCAGCCGTTATATTTGGCGAAATAATAACGCTTTTATTCGTTAATCTACAGCCAATAGCTTCGCCTTGATCATGGTTTCTATCACCACTATTATTAACCGCTGACATTCCGCTCATTCGTCCAAACCAAACACAGAGAGGTCTGTCTGACGATACAGAAAGTGCTTGGTTGTTATTCCAAAAGTCATCAACCGAATATCCTCTTTGATAACCTTGTATGTATTGTGGTTTATACGAACCGGCATTTTTAATGCGAAATGGTCTGTCTGCCGTGTTAAAGATTTTTGCCCCGTTCTCATCATAAATCTCTAATCCACATTTTAAAGAATGGACGCTACTTTGTTTCCTATAAGAAATTAATTCTAACGCGTCAGCAATGTCTTTACTTGGACTATTTACGAAAACGAGATTATATTCTCTTGGTAGGTCGTTGACAAATCTGTAGTCATGGTCGTAATAGTAATATGGGTATCCTTGCGAAAACCAAACATTTACAGGAGTGCTTGACGGATTGTGTACAGCGTAAATTGTGTCTGCTAATATAGGAGAGCCGTAAACATAAACGGCTTGTACGGTTTGCGAACCTTGACCATAATATCTGCTCGATACATTTTCCGTTGCTTTGTAATAAACTGATAACGGATCCACAGCTACCTGCTGTACGCAAAAATCATTATCATCAATTTGTATAATTCCGCTTTCCGTTCTCGATTCTATGTATCGTGTCATGCTGAAGGCCCCCCATATGCGAAAGTAACATTATATCCACTTACGTCTACACTACTATCTCTGTATGTTGCATCCCAAGATATTGCTCCATCGGTTATTGTGAAATTCGGCAGTGTAGAAAAAAGCTGTTCATAATAATATTGGTCTGCCGTCATGTGTTCGTAGTCAAAATTTGGATGCTTTACAGAGATTATCATAAACACACAGGTGTCTTTTTGTATTCTGCTATCTGTAACCCGTCCGGCAACCTTTGCCGTTGTAGTTACAATACCGTACAATTCAAACGCATAGTCGTTAATATCGAAAACTATACCACCATTTTCGTCATATACTTGCAATCCCTGTGGCATGTCTTTACTCCTTTTTTTCTTCTTGTAAATTTCAAACGCTGTCGCAATTACAACAACCGCTATTACAATATAAATTATGTCCATAATCCTATTCTCACCCTAACCCTGTTAGCGTCCCACACCTCTATCAACGAATCGCTGATTACAACACGCGGTTGCCCTTGTGCAGCAGATTGGAATGTGCCAAGTGTTGCGCTGATAGCCGCGAGATTTGCCACATCAATTTTGTTCGCTTTTACAGCCCCTGCAGCAATTTGATCTGCCGTTATAGCTCCAGCCGCAATGTTGTTTGCTTGTATTAAATTGCTCTGCGTCGTGCCTACATAAAGTTTGTCAGATGTAATTGTTCCAGCACCTATCATGCTTGCTGCTATGCTGCCGGAAAGAAGTGTTGCACCCCTTATGTTTCCGTTTGCATCAACACTGAACGTCGGATTCGTAGCAGCATTCTGTATCGCACTGCCGATTATTGTCGCGCCAGTAACCGTTCCGTTAGAGTTAACTACAAATGAGGGATTGGTGGCAGCGTTCTGAAACGTGCTGCCTATGATTTTGGCACCAGTTACAGTTCCGTTAGAAGTTACCTGAAACGTCGGATTGGTTTTTGCGTTCTGTATCGTGCTGCCCACCAGCAAAGTGCCGGTAATCGAGCCGCCGGTCAGGTCTCCTACGTTTGCGGATATAGCTGCCAAGTTGCCAACGGAAAGTTTCCCCGCGGTTATCGTGTTTGCCGCAATGCTGTCACCTATAATGCCGCCAACCTGAATTTGGTCAGATGTTATAGAACCGGCTTTAATACACGTTGCGTTTAGTTTTTCTGTGCTAATGTGGTCTGAATTAATCGACCCTGCCGCTATTTTGTCCGCGTTAATTGCATTGGCCGCTATGTTGGCTGTTTGTATTTTGTTTGCGTTAACAGTACCAGCATAAATTTTGGCTCCGGTTATAGCACCGTCTACAATGTTCCCTGACAAGCTTGCACTAACAGAGTTTGACCACTCACCGTGTCCGTTCCCCGTCACAGCTTTAAAAGCATATCTTGCGCTAACTGTTCCTGAAAACTGGAAGAATGTAAATTGGTTGTTTGACGTTTCAAATGTTTCCTTGTGGTTCTCGGAGTCGGTGATTTCCAATACATAGCCGTAGCAACCGGACGGCAATGCTTCCATCGTAATGACAACACCATCCGCCCCAACATCCAGCGTGGGGTTTGCGGGTTTTCTTGGAGCAACGATGTTAAATGTGTGTGTTGCCGGTGGGCTGTATTCGCCATATACATTACGAATAAACAAGTAGGCCGTTCCGCTTTGCACCGGCGGCTCCACCCGTGAGTATGTGTTCTGTGTGCTGTCGAGCCGATTATCATTCCATGTTCCTGCGTATCCATCCATGCGCAGCTCGAAGAAATCGACGTAGCCGTTATCTATATACTCCCACTCCCACAACGGTCCCTGCGAGTCCCAAGTAAGATAAAACTGTGTGGGAGCAGCCGGAATCAGCACGCTGCCTCGGATTTCAATTTCAGCTACCGGCGCTGTATCAAAGTCAGATGTGCCAGCGTGTGTACTGCAGGCAACAACCTTTACATAATAAGTAACTCCGGTCTTAACATTAGGAATCGTGTAAGTCACATTGCTTGTCGTGCCAACCATCTGATAATTGTTTTCGCTCGAATTCTTCATCCAAATCTGCGCGTTAAGATAGTCGGTTACATTGGTGTTGTCAAACTCGACAAAAATATTATTGATGCTGGCACCTTTGGAGTCGTAGTCGTGTTGTTCCGTAAGACGCAGCCCAAACACCTGCTCCACAGAACCGGCCCCGATTTCATCAATCTTTTCTTCTGTATCGTCCCGGAACCCTTTCAGGAACCGCTTGAGCTGTGCGACAAAGCTTTTGCCGTCACCGCTCACGCTGTTCGGTATCTGTTCCAGTTTTGTTTTCATGTTATCTGTGCTGCTCATGTCGCACACCAACTTTCAGTTACTGTACTGCGGCAACGACCGCCTGCTGAATCTCTGCCAACAGCGCCTGATCCTGCTGTACGTTCAACTCTTCCTGATTATTTACATAGATACAGGCCAGCCGAACCGCAATTTGGTTCAGGTTGTCGTGCTGGAACGGCATCTCGTCGTCCATCTCTACCGTAAGGTAGGACGCAAAATACCGAAGCCTTACGGGCGGGTCTTCCAACAGCGTAATCGTGTTGCCGGTAATCCTTGCAGGGAACGTGCCGCAAAACTTGATAAAGTTCTTCGGTACATCAAAGGTCGTTTCATCGCCCTCGTCTATCAGCAAGTCCTGTACCAGCGCCGGATACCTTGTCCCGACCAAGTGCTGGCATATATATTGAATTGCTTCGTTAAGGTAAGACAGGATTTCTTGGTCGTCCATGCCAACGCCGTCCCGGTCGTTGGTCTTCAGCCTTACCTCGTCTACTGCTCTGATAACATCCATCGTGTTTCACCGCCTTTTTATACAATAAAAGGCATACGCACCTTGATGTTGTTGTACCGTCTGCCGGTGATGAGGTTGTCCGTTACACGGCTGACCTCTTTCGCCATCACATCGTTGTCTGCTGTGTTGGTCAGAATCATGACGGCGACTTTTGCCAGCAGGTCGGAGAACACTTCCGGCAATTCGATGATTGCCTCACTGTCCGACATGTCGGCTAACGTAATCTGCGCAATCTCTGCCCTGTACAGCAAATCAAAGTCCGTATTTGCATAAATTCTTCCATTTACGACTTTAAACTGCCCGCTTGTGTGCGGATTGATCTGTTCCACCGCCGGTATCGGGGACATGTGGTAACCATCCTTCAAGCGGATAATATCTACCATAGTAATTAAATCTTCCGGCAGTTCTGCGCCGGTCTGCGGAAAATCGTACAGCGGTTTCGGCTCTTCGGTGGGATGCGCTTCGTTCCATGCCGCAACTTCCGCGTTCATCTCTTCCTGCACGTAATGCCGTACCTTTTCCAAAAAGTCGCTGTTCTTCAGTGCCTTGTCCTGATTCAGATACCGGATGCACTCGTTCACAGCTTCCATCACATCGTAGTCGCTGTATGTCACCTCATCCATGTCCTTTACCTTGAACCGGATGCGGTACACCAGCCGTTTTACATTGATTGCCATTTCTTTTGCTCACCGCCTTACTATTTTGTGGTGAAGAATTTCTTTTTGTACTCCACCTTGAACTGCGGGTTCAGGCGAAGGAACATGTCGAAATAATGTGTATAATGTGCTATATCCCCTACAGAGCGGTAGAACGCGGCCTTCCGTAACATGGGGTCTAACGTCCATAGTTCCATAGGAATCTCTGCTTTAATAAGCACCTCGTCGCTGCCGGTACCCAGTCTGCCACCCATCTCGTTGTCCATCTTTACCTGATTGATGGCATCATCCAACGAAATGGTCGTCTTCAGGTGGTAGCGTTCTTTCCCATCCGCGTCGAACTCGGTATCAAACTCCTGCCGGTTGACGTTTGACGGCTCGTATGCTTCACTCATTTTCTCTCCCCTATCCTCTTGACAAAAAGAATTCAGGCCCTGACTACAAAGCACATGGGATGCACAGAATAATCAGAGCCTTGAATCTTAACTTATTGGGATGATCCCCTAAACGGCCCTAACGGGAATCATGCCTTAATGTTGATGATGGCTGCGGAAGACAGCGGCTGGTCGAATTTCAGGCCGATGCTGGATTCGATTACGAATTCAGAATAGTTACCTTTTTTAGCCAAGCCCTGTACCTTACGGGTCTTCTCGAACCATTTCTTTTCAAGGTACTGGGAGTCCAGCGCCAAGATCATGCTGTCCGGGAACCACAGATGCGGTTTGCACTGCACTTCGCCGAAGTCGGTTTCCAGCGTGGTAGCGATCAGGTTGGTCTTCTTTTCGCCGGATTTCCGGGTGGTGTAGCTCATCGCATTCACGATTTCGGAGAAACGCGCTTTGTTATGCGGGGAAGCCCACAGGGTGTCCGGGGAACCGCCACGACGATAAGCCATTTCCATTGCGGAGTTGATGTCGGCAACGGTGAAATCGGCTGCGTTGTTCAGGTCAACCACGTTGTTCATTACGCACACCACAGTAGAGCCAGCAGTGGTCGGAATGATTTCTGCATTGGTGGTGCCTTCTACAGCGTCTTTCATGTTGTCGTAGATATTGAAGATGGTAGCCGGGGTAGTGGAATCCAGTCGTACATAGTACAGTGTGTTCTTCTTCAGGCCGGTCGGCATGGTCGCCGCATCGAAGTACACGAAGTCACCGGTACGCAGGTTGTGAGCCGCGGAAGTGGTAATTTTGCCTGTGCTGGTGTTCACGGTTGCGGACAGGGTCTTTTTCTGCATGAAGTACGGCAGACCGCCTGTCATAGCCTCAACTGCGGCAGTGCCAGCTACCTTGGAAGCGTTGTTTACGAAAGCATACTCGATGTCACGGGCATGTTCGGTAAACGCTTTGGTCAACTGACGGTTGAATTCGTCACCGCCGCGATAAACCTTGCGGGCTTTACGCTGCATGTCGGTTACGAAACCGCTGGTCATGAAAATCTGAACCACGTTGTCCAAAGATTCCATGCTGCCAACCGGATGGCTGGCGTAGTCTTCTTTTTCAAGATGTTTGTTGACCATCGGGGGATGCAGTTCTTCAGTCGGCCAGCTAAAGGACGGCTCAACTGCATTGGGTCCATCAGGAATAGAAGATAAGAAAGGAGTTTTGTCAGGAGTAATACTGGTAATGATCGGGGAAATGTCTTCAGCGTTGCCCCAAGCATCGAACGTAAAACTCTGATTTGCGGAAGGTCCCGCGTCGCGAATTACTGCCATTTTAAATCACCTCGTATTAAAAATTTTTTATTATAAAACCGCCGTCAGGTTGGCTTCCCGGCGGCGGTTCTATGC